ATTAAGGAATGCTATTGAGCCAATTGAAGATCACGAGAAAGATATGGATGGACCAATCAATTTGATCTATCATACGACACCTCATCGTGGGCTTGAACTTCTTCTTCCTGTGTATGAAGTATTGCATAACAAATGGGGTGATAAAATCCATCTTGATGTTTACTCATCGTTTAACATCTATGGTTGGCCACAACGCGACGAACAGTATAGGGAAGTGTTTGATAAGTGTCGTGGGCATGAAGGCATCACTTATCATGGCTCTGTTCCTAATGTTGAGATTCGTGAAGCATTGAAGAAGGCTCATATCTTTGCATATCCATCTATTTGGCAAGAGACTTCTTGTATTGCTGCTCTCGAAGCAATGAGCGCTCAATGTGCTGTAGTGTGTCCAAACTATGCTGCCCTGGCAGAAACTGTAAATGACTTTGGTCTTATGTACCAATGGCATGAAGACCCAACAGTACATGCCAATCGACATCTACAATTACTTGACGCTGCAATCACAGATTATAATAATCCAAGACACATGGACAAACTGAATTTCCAAAAAATATATGTCGATAACTTCTATTCATGGGATTCTCGTATTATCGAATGGGAAAATATGCTAATTAATCTCTAAGTCATTGATATCAAATGAATCTTTTTTTAATAAAAACAAAGTTAATGGTTGACTTATTAATCGTTGTATAGTATTATTATTATAATGAATGATTAAAGGAGATTGATATGACATCCAATTTGTTTAGTTTGAAGTCGCAATGGAAAAAAGCAGAATGGCGTACCACCGAGACTTGGGAAAGCGTTAACTGTGCTTCTGGTATAGTTACTATTACCGAAGTCGGAGATGGGTTCCTTGGTCGTGATGAGCATGGTATGCTGGTTTCTCAGTTTTCTGACACTTTTGAAAATTGTGTTCAGATGATGGATGAAACCTTTGATTGGTTTAACTTTAAGTTGATGGAGGTTTAACAATGCAAATAGGTGATTTCATCAAGCTCAAAGGTGTGAGCAAGCACGGTAAAAATCGTATCCAGCAATTTGGTACGGATTTTGTCGTTAGTGAAATTCGTGACTCTATTCAGACGACCAAGCATAAAATTTTGTCTGGTCCGTTTGCAATGGTGTTCAGTCCAACTGGCGATCATCGTTGGATTGCTGTGAAAAATGATCCTGATTTTGAGGTAGTATAATGGCTAAATCACTTTTGAAAATTGGTCGTAAGAAAAAAGCATCTCGTAGTCGAGTTAACCCAAACGAGCCTGTTTGGGCAGCAATTGATCCAAATTTTAGTTCTTATAAAAAAGAAAAAGCATACGCTACCACTTGGATGGCGAATAGTTTTACTACAAAAGATTTAAAAGATGCTACAATCAAGTATAGCAAAATACATCGCAAGAAAGAAATGAAGAAGTTTCATTATTCTTCAATCAATCAAATTTATTTTGTTTCAGTGGGTAAATATTGCCATATAATGAATAAGGGTGGATCATTATCACAATATACTCTCGATTGGCTTGATGTAAAATGGAAAGAACTCGAAGAACGAGGTAAAGATCTAGTCGAGGAAACTCCAACAGAAACAAAAAAACCAGTCGTTTCTATTCAAGAGCGTGTTCGTGAAAAGATCAGCGAGTATATTGCCGAGATCGAAGAGCAAGTTGATTTGTTTTCAGAAAGCGGTTATAAGTCAGAATTTGATATGTACAAGTGGCTTATGAACAATAATGTCAAGGCACAACCAGCAAATGCTATTGCTGATTATTATGTTCCTTGGTGCGATGAGCTGAAAGAAACGATTACTAAAAAAGACGAGCAACTCGTTGAAGGTTATTCGCATATGAAACCAGCTCAAATTAAAAGGTTTGTTGAGTTTCTCGATAATATTATTAAAGACGCTACCACATGGGGTGCGAACCAGAAGACCGTTCGGAAAACTCGAACCAAGAAAGCACCGTCAATCGAAAAGCAGATTGCAAGAATTCAGTATGCAAAAGAAAACAAAGAACTGAAACTTGTCAGTATCAACCCTGCTCTCATTATCGGTTGTAATCAGTTATGGGTATTCAATACCAAGTACCGCAAACTGATGCGCTATGATGCGAGTGGACCTACTGGTCTATCCATCAAGGGTACTACTCTTCAAGGGTATGATGTAGAGACATCTATGAGTAAGACGGTGCGTAAACCAAATGATGTTTTGCCTCGTGTTTTGAATGGTGGCAAAATAGTAATTCGGAAGTTGATGGACGAACTAAATAGTAAGAGTTCAGTTCCTAATGGAAGAATCAATGGAGACACGGTTTTACTTCGTGTGGTAAAATGACCGCAAACAATGTAATAAAATTTCCTATTCTCAATGAAATGAGTTCTCCTCTCGGAACCCCTCAATCCGAGGAGGAGTTAGGAACTTATTTTGATCAAAACAAAAAAGAATATATTGATCATATCTGTGATCACTATTCTACTTCTTTGTATAATAAACTTGGTAGTCATGGTTTTGATGTTTTAGATGAAGAATTTATTACATACTTTTCCTATACTGTAGAAACTCTAAGACATTGTTTGTATAGCAGTTTAGATATAGATCACCCATTGACAGATCATATCGATGAGATGATTGATGCAGTAGAATGGGATAAAGATATGCCAAATTTAGATTGACTTATTAATAACTATCATATATAATAGGTATATAAATTGAAATTAACTGAGTGAAAAAAAATGATACTCGTGGACTTAAACCAGGTGATGATCTCCAACCTGATGATGCAAATTGGAGGCAAAAAAAATATACAAATCCAAGAAGACCTTGTTAGACACATGGTGCTTAACTCTCTTCGAATGTATCGCCAGAAATTTGGTAAAAAATATGGCGAGTTAGTTATTTGTTGTGATGACAAAAACTACTGGCGTAGAGAAATTTATCCTTACTATAAAATACATCGTAAAAAAGATAGAGAAGAATCAGGTTTAGATTGGAATATGATCTTTACCGTGCTTAATGGTATCCGTGATGATATCCGATCAGATTTCCCTTACAAAGTAATCCAAGTACCACATGCAGAAGCAGATGATATTATCGGTACGCTCTGTAATCGTTTCGGTCATCTTGGTATTATGAATGATTCAGCCGAACCTATTTTAATCTTATCCTCAGATAAAGACTTTGCGCAGTTACAGAAGTATGCTAATGTAGAGCAGTATAGCCCTATGGGTAAAAAGTACGTGACATGCAGCAACCCTGCTCGTTATGTACACGAACACATTCTCAGAGGCGATAGGGGCGATGGTGTTCCTAACTTTCTATCAGCTGATGATGTGTTTGTTACAGGAAAACGTCAGACACCACTCGCTACTAAAAAGGTTGATTTGTGGAATGGCAAAGATCCTGAAGAATTCTGTGATGAACGTATGCTACGTAACTATCGTCGGAATCAACAGTTGGTTGATCTAGATTTTGTTCCTGAAGAAATAAGTGAAGAAGTAAATGAAATATTTGACAATTATAAATTAAATGAAAGAAGCAAAATCTTTAACTATTTTGTCAAAAACAAAATGAAAAATATGATGGAGGTGATACATGAATTTTGATGATTTAATCCACATGCGGATTCTAGAAACTGAAATTGGTATTCTTGAAAGTAGATATGAAGAGCATGATACAGGGCATATCCGCACTGCAGTAAATGTTCTTCAAAGGCGCGTTGAAGAAATTGAAACAAATATTAGAAAGAAAATTTAAATGAAAAAAAGCATATCAGAATTGCTTACTGAAGTATCAAAACTAAAATCAAGGAAAGACAAAATTGATATGCTGCGCAGAGAGCATAGCATTGTTCTAGAAAATCTTATTGACCTTTGTTTTAATCCTAATCTGAAGTTTCTATTGCCAGAAGGCGAGCCACCATATAGACCAGCGACTAAAGCACAGGGATTCGAAATGACGCTCTATGCTAATATGCGTAAGTTTGGTGTGTTCCTTGAGAGTGGTCCATACCCAACAATGAAACCTCACAAACGAGAAGTACAGTTTGTTGAGTTTTTAGAAACACTCGATCCAGATGACGCAAAGTTAGTAATTTCTATCAAGGATAAAAAGATGCCGTACAAGGGTATCACTCGCAAGCTGTTCGAAGAAGCATGGCCAGCATTAGCATCAACATGGGTGGCAAAAGAAAAGGCAAATGGGTAAAACACATCGTCGTAACAAAAGCGGATGGGATGATGATTATCAACCATCATACAAGCAACCAAAGAAAGTTAAGTTCTCCCGCCGAAAAGATAAACATAGCATTGATGAGATAGAAAATGAAGAACGTACTGAAAACGGCACACATAATCGGAAACGGAATATCTCGTAAGTCTTTTGACCTCATGTCGCTCAAGGACAAAGGTAAGGTGTTTGGTTGTAATGCACTCTATAGAGATTATGAAAAGCAAGATTACGTGATTCCAGATTATCTAGTAGCAATTGATAATCCAATCATTGCTGAGATTGAACGCTCTGACTTTCCAAAGGAACGATTTCTGAATCCACCAGAGGATGAGAAGTGGGAACCTGTAGAGCTACACTGGGGTAAATCTGATAAGAAAAATTGGAACCCTGCTCGCCCACGCTCAAACGCTGGAATGAATGCTGTTAATGAAGCAATCAAAGGGGGATATACAAGTATCTATATCTTTGGCTTTGACTTCTTAGTAGTGGCTGAAGACATTGCAATGTCAAACGTATATGATGGTACAGGTTGCTATGGTTTAGATACCCGTGCAAACTTAAACGACACTCGTGGGCGAATGAATTATCTTGGCTGGATGATTGAACAAAATCCAGATGTAAATTTTTATTTTTGTTATCCAGAAGATGTAATTAAAAGTGGAATATATACACCAGATATAGATAATGTAAATATTTTGAATTTTAACGAGTTAAATGCTTTACTTATGGAAAATAGATACATAGTATGATGTATTATAACTTTACGATTATTGTTTGCTTGCTAGGTCTTGTTGGTGTAAGTGTTTATGCTGGTTATAAGTGGGCTGTTAGTAGGGTGCTTGAAAGCACTCTTATTGTATTAGAACAGGACAATATAATTAGATTAGTACATTTGCCAGATGGTGATATTGAAGTTTATAGTGGAACGAAGTTTTATAATGGAGTTGAGAAGTGAATATTTTCGTACTTGATGAATCCCCAGGGGTTGCTGCTCGTATGCATTGCGATAAACATGTGCCAAAAATGATTGTTGAATCTGCTCAGATGTTATCGACTGCTCATCGTATCTTGGATGGTGAAGAGTATGTCGCCCCATCTAAATCAGGTAAGCGTATGGTCAAACATTATCGTTTACCAGAGCATGATGATATAGTATACAAAGCAGTTCATGCAGGTCACCCATGCACTGTGTGGACAATGGCATCAGCAGGTAATTATCATTGGCACTATAATCTATTCCGTGAACTTGCAAAAGAGTTTGAATACCGTTTTAAAAAGGTTCATCGGTCATGGGATATTCTTAAGGATATTCTCTGTGCTACTCCAGTAAACATTGCTAATATTGGATCTACTCCATACGCAAAGGCTATGAAAGCATATCCGGATTTGATGGAAATTGAAGACCCAGTAAAAGCATATCAAGAATTTTACAAAGCAGATAAGATTAACTTTGCCAAGTGGGAAAAAGGTCGTGCTGCCCCAAGTTGGTGGAAAACTAAATAAAAATAGGAGATAATATGCCAACTTATAGTTTTGTTAATGAAAATACAAAAGAAGAATTCAGTGAACTCATGTCTATGTCTGAACGTGAGGCATTCCTTTCCGATAATCCAAACATTCGCCAACTTCCCCCAACTCAGATGAACATTGTCGCTGGTGTTGGCGGCATTCGAACTGATAACGGCTGGAAAGAAAATCTTTCTCGCATTGCGGAAGCTCATCCAACATCCGAGCTTGCCAGTACACATGGTGATAAGTCTGCTAAAGATGTGAAAACACGTCAAGTAGTTGATAAATGGAAAAAGAAAAGAGCAGCAGACGCTACAAAATGATCCTCTAACAAATAAAGGGTATCAAATGTATAACAACTCTAATTTAGCTTTCAACGATGATTATGCAAAATTTAATAATCAGAAAACAAAGAAACAAAGAAGAAAAGAAAAAAGAAAGGCTGATCAAAAACCAAATTCCGGAATGTCATTGAAATTAATACAACCTAAGACATTAAATCAATCTCGAACATTCAGAGAATATGAAAAAGGAAATAATTTACTTCTTCAAGGTTTAGCAGGAACTGGAAAAACATTTATCTCAACATATCTTGCGATGAATGACATTTTAAATCAGCATTCAAGAAAGCAAAAATTAGTTATAGTACGATCAGTAGTTCCGACGAGGGACATGGGGTTCCTTCCAGGAAATCAAAAAGAGAAACAGAAAGCATATGAATTACCTTACACTAGCATATTTAATGAATTATTTGGAAGAGGCGATGCGTACGAGTTATTCAAAAATAAAGGAATGGTTGATTTTATCAGCACATCTTTTATACGGGGAATTACTCTTAATAACTCTATTGTTCTTGTTGACGAGT